TGACGCTGTTTTTGTGTTTATGGATACAGGCGCAGAGCATCCAGCAACGTATGAATTTGTAAAACAGTGTAACGATTATTTTGATTTAAATTTAGTGTGCTTACGTACTTCTGTAAATATGGAGCAAGGCATCGGTTGCAGTTATAAAATTATTGGTATTGATGAAATAGGCGATGATTTGCAGCCGTGGCGCGATATGTGCGCTAAATATGGTACTCCATATATTCATGGTGCGTTTTGCACAGACAGAATGAAAACAACACCTTTTAGAAAATATGCAGAGGATAAATTTGGCAAGAATTATATTACCTTTTTAGGAATTAGAATTGATGAGCCAAAAAGATTAAGGCCGCGTGACGGGTTTAAATATCTAGCAGACATTAGCGAATTTGAAAAGCAAGATGTTTTAGATTGGTGGGCAAAAATGCCTTTTGATTTGCAAATACCTGAGCATTTAGGAAACTGTGTATTTTGCATAAAGAAAGGGATTAACAAAGTTGCCTTGGCTGCTAAAGATGAACCGCAACTAGCAGATAAGTTTATCAAAATGATAAATATGGATGATGTGCGTATAGTTCCAAGCCGCTCAACATCAAATGACGCAATGTACAGGCAAAGCATGAGCCTTGAATCAATTATTGATTTATACGCAGAAATGCCCCGCGATAAACTAGCAAAATCATTAAGAAGCACTTTTGAAACTGGCAGTTGCTCTGAGTCTTGCGAGGCTTTTAGTGGCGAACAAACAGAATTGGTGTTTTAGTTTGTACCCCTAACTATTGCAATAAGAGGCGATGCCCCACTCTTTTTAAGCTGCTTTACGGTAGCATAAACATAAACAAATAAGCAACCAAGCGCGGGGCAGCGTCCGCTTGATTGCTGAGTTAGAAGCGTTTAAGTGTAACGATAAAGTACAGGAGATGAAAATGTACATTGTGAAATTAGAAGAAGGCGTTTGGTTAGCAGAAGGCACAGGCGACCCATCACGGACAACTGTAGAAGCAAATGCTCAACGATTTGCTAAGTTTACACAAGCAAAATCTGCGTTAAAACTGGCCAGAGTTTTTAAGTCTTTTGAAAATGCGCGAATTATTGAAGTTTAAGACTGACTACCAACATAAACACCACCAACAAGTCAAAGTTAAGTTTACATAGATAATCAGTTTATATTGTACTAACTGATTATCTATAGGGGAAACACTAATTAGAATATATTTAGGTAAACCTAGCAACGCCTACTGCATAACGTGGAAATTATCCTATGAGTGGCGTTGCTAGTTTTATACGCATATTTGCTACATCTTCCGTAATCTATTACTTATAAGATCGGCAGTTTATTGACTGCCAACTTTTACGCCGTCAGTCATTGAAAAAGACACAGAGTCTTTTACGCGAATTAAACAGCAGAATCATCGCTTACATAACGCCAAATTGTACCATCGCTATAAATACACCGCCCTTTACTTGCTGCTGGGTCGCTAACCATAGCAATTTTATTTGCGTGCTCGTTAGCTGTTGGTTTTGTCGCAATTGTGTAGACGCCCGCTCCTAATGGGACGCTATAAGAAACGCTATGTGCTGCGCCCAAATTCCTATTAAATGTCGCAAAAATAGAAGCGACATTTGCATCGCTGATTGATCTAATTCGCAACGCGCCAGAACTTGCATCAATCGACCATGTTTTTAAATCAGCACTTTGGTCTATCTCATGCAGCGACAATGCAGGAGTTGATCCTTGCATTTGCAATACTGTATCTGCTGGGCCGCATGGAATGAATGCGCCACCAGTCCCCATCACTACTTTTAGCACTGAAGAGTCAGAGTAAAAACCCATCGTTCCTGTGTTGCAGAAAAATCCGTGTGTTTGAGTGTAGGGAACAGAAGTCGAGACATTAGAAATAATAAACGGATCAGTACCAATATCTCCAGCTCTAACACGAATAGCTACAGCACTCCAGTTTATTTTTGGTGATACACCCGACAAAACCGTTATTAAATCACCTGGCTTTAGAAAATTTGCACCGCTGGGAATAGAGCTTAAATGAGTTGCACCAACAATAGTTACAGGTGTATTAGGGCAGTTCTTGAACACAATAGCATTGGATTGCATGTCAACATTGCCGTAATCGGCATTGATTCGTCGCTCAGATTTTAGATTAAAAATAGCAATCGACCCATTACTGTCTAAATCCTCAAACGACAACAAACCGCCATTATTGCCATCCCCAGAAACATCAATAAATGTCATTGACTGATGATAATTCGGCGCGGTTGAGCGCACATAAATGCCGGGGCCGTTATTCCATAATAATTTAATACGATTGCAAGTTAACGGGATTGCACCATTCGGGAACTCTATACCGCCGCTTTTGCAGCCTTTTATGTATAAATCTTCAAACAATGTGGTGTCCTGAACAGCCAAAACGGCATTACTACTGTCACGCAACGCTATGCCGTGTTGCGTTCCCGTTGCTGAAAAATTACCAATAATCGTCATACATTTGACTTTGCCCGCCCAAAATGTGCGAGAGCCATTAACAATACCCTTAAATCTTATTAAATCCCCATCCAAAAAACTTGGATTTGCTTTAATAACGCTCGGTGAAGTCTGCGAACTCTCATTCATGCCCATTCCCCTAAAAGTCACACCGTAGGGGATGTAAATCGGATTTCCGATCTTTGCGCGACCGCCGCTAATCACACAATCAATATTTGCTGAATACGCATAGTCGAGGGCGGCATTAATTGCAATAGAATCGTCTGTTGCGTCAAGCCCGTCTAGTTTCGCGCCGAATTGCCGAACGTTGATACTATCACTCAAAACAGCCAACCAACGCCCTGACCCGCTTACGCTTGTAGGCTTAATGACTGTACCATTATTATCTATTGCCGTACTTGTGCTATCCCAATAAAACGAGTTACCACCACCATCGCCAGCGGAGTAATAGCCAACTACATAGCATTGCTGACCATCAATCAACGGTGCGTTGCTTGCAATTTGCTCGGCATGAGTTGCAAATTTTAAAACGCTGCCGCTATTTTGCACAACATAAAACTTAGCAGTCTCAAACGTGCCGCTTGTTGTAAATGGCAACTCGGTCACTAAAGGCGCGTACACAATACCGCTATAAATCACGGTTTGCGTAGGCGTTGTTAAGCTAATGCTTGACGCATACAAAACAGGCACTTGATAACCCATTCGCTTAACTGCCTCATTAACTGTTAAGCGTGTGCCGCCTAATCGGTCTATAACGCTAACATCTGTACTGTTTGCAATGCTTGCAATAGTATCTACATCTAATTTAGCATTATCTAAATCTGCTACTGTAATTTGGGTCATAACACGTCCTCACGGTTTGGTACTGTCAGCAAGTCATCATTATAATAATTTGCATCGTAGTTAATAGCACTTACTTTAACATATGACTTGTCAGATATGCTCACTTCTTGCACTAAATAACTGTTAGCAGTTGATACACTATCCGCACCAAAGCTAAATATCGTCCTAACACCATTCGCTCCCCCATGTGTAGTGTTGATTGCCTCGCTCGGAGCATAGTCTAAAATAACTTGATTCGCGCTTGTTCCTGCTGTGCATCCGATAGATTCTAGTGAGCCGTCCCTTTTCATCAATAAAATGCTATGCGTACCAACACCAAAAACAAGATTGCGCGACAACGTAATTGTTAGGCCGCTTTGTGCAATGACTTCGCCGTCTTGGCTATCAAAGCGCGTATTATCGACAATATCAATACGCTGATTTGGCAACAATAACCGCCCGTCTGTAGTTGTTTCGGTCTCAATGCTAATGCGTTGATATTTTAATTTATTGTATTCTCTAGCTGCACGAATATAAGCAATCTCATACTCTCTAACACCTGTAAGCTCAATTTTTTTATAGTTTGTTGCCGTGCCGCTTAGTGGTAATTTAATCACTTCTTGCGCGTCTGTCACGTTGTCGTTATATGTTAACTCAATGCCGTCATACTCTGCATCGGCTGTAAATCTACGACTAATCACATCGGAGCTTGGCTTTTTGTTACGATGCGTAAATAACGCTGTACTGCTTGTTTGTGGCTTATCAAATGTAAACCTAATCTTGCTGTTTTGACGATACGCAATACAAAAAACAGCGTTTGCAATGAGTCGTACAGTTTCTTCATAGCTTACATTATCGTTATCTAACGTATAATGAAAAGCCATCGGCTCTGTGCCTAAGCTAAAATAAGAGCCTATCTCACTATAACGCGCATAGATTTGTGCTAGGTCAATTGTGCTTATTGTTTGTCTGCCAATGAATGGGTCTTGTGTGATTGCTGCGAGTATATCAACAAAAGACGTTGTTGCATTAATAGTGCCGCTTAATATACTCCCATCGCTATCTAATACACCACTCCAAGACGTACCGTTATAAGTGGGTAATTTGCGAGTAACTAGCGCATTAAGCTTACGCTCTTTTAATGATAATGCTCGCTCTGTTGCTTTAGTAACTACTTGCACAGTCGTTACATTGCCAAAGTCTGTTAACGATATTTCTGTGACTGCACTTAATGACTGATATTTAATTTCATCAACAACATTGCCGCTAAACCCAAAATCATGGTTGCTTGAACGCCTTACTCTAACCCGTGTTGAGCCAAGCCAGCCTGTTGTTATCTCGACCGTGGTCGCAACTTGGTCGGGTTTATTGCTTGTTAAACTGCCACTACTTGTATAAACGCTTCCCGCAGGTGTACCACTAACTACTTGTTGATATTGTATTTCATAACTCACAGTTAGATTGTAGCGGCCACCGCTATCTTGATAATACAAACCCTGTTGTGCAATGATGTTAACCCAAACTTGCGTCATATCAGCATCTTTGAGTGTCACCCAGTCTGACCATTCGGGATTGCCTGTTGTGACCGTGATAGTCGCGCTTGTTGTTGCTGTAGCCGAAAAAGTAGCAGTTGTTAACTCTAGTATATTTGTGCCTCCTAATTTGTTTCTAACAGTATAAACACCGTCATATCCAGCACTACCTGAAATTGTGACAACATCATCAATAGATATATTGTCGTATAATTCGTTACCAATCCCTCCGATTCTATCGTAAGAGCTAGGTATCGTAGATGCTTTGTAAAAATCTAAAAACGCTGTTTCATTCAATAGAAATTGATTATATGCTTGTAAAACAGCACCATCTACATTATTAGATTTTTTAACTGTTTTAACAGTCTCACTAATTGCGCCGCCAATGGTTAAAAAAGGACTGCCGCTATTGGGTGAAGTAAATGGGTTGTAAAACTCTGCTTTAGTGCCTGTTATTTCGCTTAAAAGCGTCTCTCCGTCTTTTACATCATCAATATAATACCAGCCGCGACCAATGCACATATAGCTGTATTCATACTGCACATTATCAATGTATTTTGAGTAAACGGGCTGCAACAGGCTAGGATAAGAGCGTACAGTGCCGTAAATATCTTCTATACGCTGCAATACTCTCGGCTCATTTGTGCGTCCTGCAAGTGCGTTATTTGCGCTTTGTTGTGTTCTGTTTTGTCCAGCATTTGGTAAATTTGGTAAATCAGGGATTAACTGCTGTGCTAAATAATCAATACCGCGAACAGAAACAGACCAAAACGGAAACAGCACATCAAACGCCCTTGCAGGGCTTATAAGCACAACATACTCGCCCGTATCACTCATAAGCGCATTTACATCTTTTGTTATATCTGTCTCATGGCTTGGCTGACCATTAAAAACAGCAAAATTAACAAGTCTTTTTTTATTGTCTAGTATCCACTCGGCCACGCTAGAGTATTCGACAATCTCAGGCTCTGCATTTTTAAAAACATGGTCATAAATACTAATTTTTACAGTCATAACGATAATACTCAATAAGCCCATAATCATCGGCTATTTGCGCCAATGGCTGCCATATAACCATGTTTTTTAAGCTGTGCAATACACCATCATTATAAAACAATCCGCAATGAGTCACCTTTTTATTTTTACCCAACAACACAACGTCATAAATGACTGGCTGGTCATGTTTAGTAAACCCGTGCTTATTGTTGTGCAATGCTAGTCTAAACGCATTAGCAACATCGCGCATTGAATCGGTTTTAGGTGTGTAATCATCAAGCGATAATCCTAGCTCGTTAATGTAAACATCCGCTACTAACTGCCAACATGGCGGCCATTCATAATGTTTTGCTAAGTATCGCTCAATCATAAAAAGCCTCTAAGCATTGGGAATCTGCCAAACGTATAAAGCTCACCTGTGCGATTAACATTTAATTTAGGTGCAATAGCTGATAGTGTGGCTGTGCCTCGATTGTAGTTTATCGACTCGACTTGCAGCACTTGCACCGCTTGAGGCTCTGTCAAGTCATCGGACAAATAGGCGCGATATGTTAAGAGTATTTTTTCGGTAGTTTCTAAAGGGATTCGGTCTAATTCTAAACGTAACAGATTTTCGGGGTCGGTTGTGTCGATATTGATTGTAAATTTCTGGTCTAGGTTGTCGGGTGTGCCTGCTAACGCTACTGTAAAATTAGTTGAACGCACACTTAACACATTATCATCTTCATCTACTACACCACCATCGCTAGGCTCACGCCACAAATGATAGGTTTGTGTTAAATCAGAGTGAGCAATGCTTATAACCTCAATCATATAGATTGTTTGTGGTGCGCTTGCTAAAAACTCTCTTAGTCTTGCCTCAACATCTAAACTCATACTAGCACCAACGTTTCTTCAAGTGTAAATAATGCCAAACGGTCTAAAAGCTCGCCCACGTCTCCGCTAGTCTCCCATATTGCAAGTATTGCGGCTACCCCACCTTCGGTAAAGTCGTAAATCTTAGACTCTGCCTCGACTTGAAACGTCACTACAAAATTATTGCCGTCTGTCTCTGTCGTATTAACAGAATTAGGAATGATATTAACAATATGCTGTTCTAATCCTGTACCGCTATCTAGTGGCATCTCAAAAGCTAAAACTCCTTTTTTAATGATGCGTAAGTAGAATAATTCCCAAACTTGCAAATGCTCTGCCGTACACGCTAAGGCCACATTAAAGAGCCGTGTACCTCTATCAAAGTCTAACGCATAGCGATTAAATCCACCCTCGACTTGCGTCATGTGTACGCCTTGTGCGCTTGCATAACTGTAACCACTTGGCGAAGTAACAGGGTATAAATCACGAGGCAAAACTGGTGTAGTCATGGTTTAACGTCTCCGCTGTAAGCCAAAGGCGGCGGCTTGGTTACGGCTAATCTTGCTGTTAGGGTCTAGGGTTTGCGCTGCTACTGTCTCAAGTATAGTCAAAATTAACTCACCATCAGGCATTCTACGCTCTTCTACTTTATCAATTTTTCCTGTGGTTTGATTAACGATTGTCACTTTAGTATCACCACCTAACTTGTGATTAGGTGTTACATGGCCATTGCCACCCATCGTGATAATTTCTGCACCACGCTCGCCAACTAGGTAACTATTCCCTGCTTGTACATCGCCACCCATTGCCCTTGCGCCACTCATTTTTTGATTTTGAATAGTGGCAATCTGCACCGCACCTGCTACACCTGCGGTAGCAGCTAGTGCAAAACCAAGTGGGAATGGCGGCACGGCTAAAGCGTTTGTAATAGCTGTAGCAGTATTAACAATTGCTTGTGCTATGGCTGCGGCTTTGCCAATCTCGAACAATTTACGGTTTTCTGTCTGCATTAACGTAGCAAGATTACCGAATAATTGACTCATATTTTGCAATCGTTCAAGCTCAATTTGTCGCTTTCTGTATTCTTCTTCTTTGGCAATGGCAACACGCTCATCGGCTGCCTGTTGCTCGTTTTGCTTGCGTAGTATTGCGGCCTCATTTTCTAAGATTGCACCACGCGCAATGCCGCGTTGTATAATAGCCTCACGCGCTAAATAGGCTTGGTTAACAATCTCGTTCTTTGTCGCATAGCTTTGGCGTAGCGCATCTAACTCTTGCGCTTCTTGTGCCATAAAATCATCAGTTTGGGTTTGCTGATTTTTTGCTTCTTCCTCTGCTTTTAGTGCGTCAATTTTTGCATATTGAATCCGTAATAACTCTTTTTCTTTTGGCAATAACTTGCTTAATTCTGTATTTTGCAAGTCAAAGTTAAGTTTTGCTAACTCTGACTCGTTACCCCATAATTCAACTCTTTCTTTTGCTGACAACAAAAGAGACTTATATTTTTCTTGTAGTTGGTCTGCGTCTTTAGCCTCTTTTTTCTTTTTGTTTTCAGCATCTTTTTCAGCTTGAAGCTGTTTTTTTCTTTCTTCAAAAAGCTCTTTGGTTGATTTTCTTGTTCTTTCGTTTATCCAATCATCAAGCAAAGCATCAAGCTCTTTCTGTCTTCTTAATTCTTCTCTTGCGATGCGCTCTTCTTTGATTGCCTTTACTGCCGCATCACCTGCGCCTAGTCTAGCATCACGCTCGGCTAAAATAGCAGCTATAGAATCCTTGCGCTGTTTGTCTAGCTCATTCCAACGTTCTGCACTAATAATTAAACCCTCTTTGACGTAATCAAAAAAAGACTTAACTTCTATTCTTGCAATTTTAAAAGATGAGGCAACATTTATAGGTAATTTAGTAAAAGCGTCAGCTAAAAACGAGGCGGTATCACCACCATCTTTTTTAAGTAAGCCTAAATACCCCAAAAACTCAACTGTTACGCTTGATAAATCATCAAAAGCATAGCTCCATAATTTAAATTGATATACGGCTGTTTCTAGTGGTTGCCCACTATCTAACCAATCACTAATACCCTCTAATGAGCTAACCAATGATGTGCTTGCACCGACTGCTGTATCCAGTTGGCCAACAAATAAAATCATAGAGTTTTTAAGTTTTGTTGATGCTTGTCCGATTGTCGTGTCTGTTTTTGCGTATAAATCATCAACAACTTGAGACTGCTCTTGTAGTGCTGATATTAAAATATCACTTGTGAGCATCCCTTCTGCTGCTAGTTTTCGCAACTCGCCTTTTGGCACTTCTAACGCTCTTGCAAATGCGTCTAGTGCGGCTGGTGCGTTTTCTGCTACGCTGTTAAATTCGTCACCTCGTATTACGCCGCTTGCTAATGCTTGGCTAAATTGTAAAATAGCGGCCTCTGCTCCTTGCGTGCTTGCGCCTGATATTGCAAGTGTTTTTGCAAATGTTTCTGTTATCCTAGAAACATCTGTCATTGATACGCCTAGTTTTTCGGCGTTTTGACTAATTTTAAAATATAGGTCACCTGTTGCGCCTAGTGCTTGGCCCGTTCTTTTAGCAATTTGTGCTACTTCATCAGTGGCATAACCTAGCTCAATTGTGGAATTTGTGACTAATTTTAATTTATTTTGAAGGTTAGTATAAGAGTCTGCATATTCAATTATTTTATGCACTGCAAAGGCACTAGCTAACATTCCAGCCATTCTACCTAGTGCATTTTCTGCCCTGTTGCCTGCTTGTTGCAAACTACCTAATGCACGCTCACCATCGCGTAAACGTCTAGTATCAACACCAAGCCCAATCATTAGTAAGTTTGTCGCCATAAATCACCTCTTTTTACCGATTGAGCGTAAAGCATTTTTTAAACCTGTGGCCACTTGTTCGCGCTTTGATTGTGTCATTTTTGGCAACATAGGACTTGGACAATTCGGGTCTGTTGCTTCGTTTAGCATATCAGCATAAGCAGCCGATAGCATCATAATTGTAGCAGATTCAAACGGACAAAGTTTAAGCCCTGTTAAGTCACAAAATGCTTTTAATTCTGACCATGATAACCGCTTGGCTATACCGTCATTATATGCCACTGTGCCAGCATCGTGTAAAAGGTCGATAAGATAATGGCCACTCTCTAAGAGTGGCATTAGTGCGGATTCGTTAGGATTCTTTTGTTGAAATGATTTAAGGCGCGTTGTACGGTTGTACTCTTTCGCGCCTTTAGTTTGTGGGCAGCTATTCCACCACGCTTGCTGTTTAACGTAGAGTTTTAGCGGCTCTACGCATTGATAAAAAAATTGGCGCGGTCACCAATGGCTATGTCGATTTGCTCACGAATCCATTTGTATTTAGCGTACAAAGAAATAGCAGCATCACGGCTAAAAACAATCTCTTTGCTACCCTCTGCAATGCCTGACCAACCTTGCGTACAATCTGCTAATAACTCGATGCTGTCTTTGTCGTTAGCATCTAAGTCTATGTCTTTAGACTTTCGTGCTATCTGTGCTTTAGCACGTTGTTTAATAGCGTTTTGAAACACGCTAGAATCTTTGCCATAAACTTTAATTGTCGCGTCTAATTCATCGCCAGTTACAGGATGTTTTAGTTTAATCGCTATGCTATCAACTGGTAATAACTGCAATAAATCCATGGTAAACCCTTTTTATAATTGCCCCTTGTTACAGGGGCTTAGTTAGTTATGGTAAGGCAACAGGGATAATGTCGGTGTTAATCTCTAAGTTAATAGAACCCGACAAAATTTGGTCAACACTACCCACATTAGTTTTAAACGACATAACCATAGCCGAAAAGTAATCTTTTGAGCCGTCTTGGTATGTGATGCGAAACGCTTTGTTAGCATCAGATGCTAAAGCCGTTTTAACAAGGATTTGACCTGCATCATCACGGTCTAACGCTAACTGTAAAGCCATTGTGCCATCATTATAAGAGCCTTTTCGCTTAATCGTGCGGCGGCTTGCAACAGGGTTATGCGTAACGGTTGCATATTCGCGGCCAAATTCGCCTAAGTCTGTTACTTCGCCAATGGCCGCCCATGTTAAAGCGTTATAACCCGCCGCGTCATCGGTTGCAGGCAATACGGCACTAATAGCAATGGTAGTACCTGCGCTAGTTTGTACAATTGAATCTGTCATGTGAGTTACCTCTATTTAATTTGCTGATAATTGATAGACACAGGCAACATATACCATCCGTCTTGAGTAAAACCAACACCTACGCTGCCTGTTTTGTCTATTCTAACATTGTTAGATAATAACGTATTTCGTGCAAATGCGCTCAAAATTAAATCAGCGATTTGAGCGGCTCTAACTGTGCCTGTGCCATCTTTAACTAATACCAAACATTGCATAATACCTAAGGTTTGGTCTGTTGTTGCAATGCCTAACGCGTTAGTTCCTGCATTCAAAATGCTAACTCTAATATGCTCGCCTGTAGGCGGATTAGGTTTGTTTTTATTTGGGCTGTTAGGATAATAAATTGTAGGCAATGATGCTTTGATTGTCTCTAATTTATCAAAGAGTGCCAACTCAATTTGTGCTTGACTCATTGTACACTCCTCACGGCGTTTTCTAACTCTTGCAATGCTAACCTTGCGCTTACTCGCACCATGCCGCTAGGTGCTTGTTGACTGTGGCCATACTCTAACGCTTGTGCATAAGGTACTTTGTTTGTTAAATAAAACACATGGCCATTGGCCGCTTTAGCAAACGGAATAACATGGTCAATGCTACCTTGCCTGTTTGCTGCCTTTGTTGCGCCAGTGTATGGTTGGTCTAGTGATGCTTGCCAATTAGCTCTAAATAATCCTGTATCAACAGGACTCATATTATCAACACGTCTGCTAATGTTAATACAAAACGCGGCTACCGCTTTAGCTTCGGTTATCGCTAATTTACGCGCCAGTTTTTTAATATCATCATTAAACGACATTATAACCGCCCTTGCACAATGTATAAAATGCTTGTGTCGCTTGGCTTAATTTCTTTAACAGCAACAATACTATATTGTAAGCTGTTTGTCTCGATTCGTTGTTTAGCACTAATCGTAAACGCGCTAGACACTAGCAATTTAACATCATGCGCCTGTAGTACAAAATCGTTGTTGTCTTGTGTGCTAAATTGAGTCTGCACAAGTTTAATTGTTGTGCTAGTTTGGCTAATGGTCGGTTGATAATCTGTGCCTGTATTAGTCTCTGTAATCAACAAAGCATCACGGCCATTTTCGCGTATTAGTCGCTCTGCCAATGCCGCTAAATTAGCGTAGTTGATAGCCATTACAACGACCTCATTACGCTAGTTGCGCTTGCCACATAGTCAGATAAGGCCGCGTTAATTGAGCGTAAAATAGGGCTAGATGGTGCGTTAGGTTGATACTCTACCTCTAGCACGTCCACTTTTTCACGTTTAACAGCTCGCTCTATTGTTGCGAGCGGGTCATAACCATTAGCAATAGACAAAGCAATGACGTGCTGTGCTTTAATAATGCCGCTCGGTACTGTTGCGCTATCTAACAACACATTATCAACATAGACGTATTGACGTGGCCAATCTAAAACTTGCTCATCGTTTGTCTTATAGCCTTTGTATTGTTTAGTTTCCATGTAGTCCATTGCTTTTGTGAGTGCAATAGCTGCATTAGGTGTTGTAACAGCTACACCACGCGCTAAAGCAAATGCAATAAAATCATCATCTGTTGTATAGCCAATTGTTACTGTCATGTTTTATATCAATCCAAAACAATCACAAAGTAAAAAGGGGCGGTTAAGCCCCTTTAGTCGATTAGCCAAGCAAAGTAGCAGTATGCTCAGGTTTGATGTTTTTAACACCCCAAGCTAACGCAATTTCATAACGTACTTTACGATAGCCGGGATACATTGCAACCTCAAACGCTAAACCACTGCGAGGGTCTTGGATGGTCATTACATCAATAGCCATATCACCTTCCTGCGGACGCTCAGGCATACGAGTAGCTAACACAATCGCGCTACGGCTAAACGCCATATTGCGAGGCGAAGTAGCCAATACAGTAATCGCACGAGTAGCCGCGCCTTGAGCTTTACGCAAGCCCGGTGCGGCTAAAGTGATGGTATCACCGCTTGCAGGGTTAGCACCTGCAAAAGTAGCAGAAGCAACAACGTACTGGTTTGTATCATTAGCAAACGTAATAACATCACCTGCACTCACTGTGCCTGTACCTGCGGTAGCCAACGGAATAACAGTTTGACCAACAGTAAACGCTGCACTTGTAGATGTTGCGCTTGCCATTGTGCCGCTTGTCGGGTTGTAAATCTGTGCAGATTCACGAATCGACACACCGCTAGGCATTGCCAATACGCCTTGTTGTGCGAGGGATTGATTAGCAGTGTCACGGGCAGAGTTGATATTGTACAACGTATGCAAGTTTGCGCCTGCGTTAGTATCAATAACTAATTGCAAGTCGCTTGTTGGTGCGCCATTGTCCACTAAGATTTTACGCGCTGCACTTAATGCGGCTGTATTAGTGATAAATGGCACAGTGCCTACAGTACCTGCGGCACGGCTAGTAGTAGCGTATAAAGCAGCCAAGTCAACTTCAACAGCATTGGCAAGAGTACGCATGGCTTGTGCGATTTGATTAGCGCGAATTGTCAAATAACCTGCACCGTTGTTATTTAAACCAACTTGCTCATTACCTTCCCACGAAAACGGTACGGCTTTAGACTTAGTAATCTGTACGCTCACGCTGCCAATAGTTTGGTCGGCTGCGCTAGGTACGGACATTGCAGGAGTAGTATCTACCAAGCTATTGCTAGATGGTGCAACAGCAACAGTTACGTTTTGGCCAACGGCTGCACGATTGACTTGTGCATCAGTTGTAACGGCTGGAATAAAGCCGATTAACTCACGAGAAACGACATCAAGAGCCGCGTATAAATCAGGGATTAAACCTGTTAATGTATTAGACATAATAAAACCTCTTAGCTAGTGATTGTGCCGCCATTTTTAAAATGTTCGGCTCTTTGGTTTTGATTCATCGCGTCAAATTGTGCGCGTGTAATCGTTTTAGCAGCACCGCCACCATTTAAAACATTTTTACCATGGCCACCGCTTGAAACAGTGGCTTTTAGCATTGCGGCATAGGTATCTGATTTTAAAATATCAGCTTTAAAACCTGCCAAGTCCAACGAAGTAGCACCGCCGTCTTCGTCTGTAAACGTGTATTTATCTGTTTCAGGGTCATAATTAACCCGTTCAGAAATTAACTTTTTAAACGCTTTAGCTCCTGCATCTGTTGCGAGTGCGGCCAATTCATTAACCACAGAATCACGCGCTTTTTTGATTACAATGGCATCACGTTTAGCAATTCGCTCTTCGTACTGTTTAATCGTTTCGCCGTGTCGCTTTTCGCTGTCTGCTAAAATTTCATCAATTTTACCTTCAGCCTTTAACTTTTCTAGTGCTTTTCGTTCGGCTTCGGCTGCTCGCTCGGCTTCTTTCGATTTATAACCTTTTAACTCGCTGGCTAATGTATCGCGCTCTTCGCCTTTGCGTTTCATCGCACCGATGACCGTAGCAAAATCTTTGTGCTGATAGATTTTGTTGCCGTCTTTTTCAACTTCAACATAATCCGCTCTAAACTTTTCGGGTACATCGTCTAAACTTTGAACTTCTATCATAATCAAAACCTTTGATTGTGTGGTTATTGTACGCCAATCTGTGCCACAGGCAAGGGCATACTCTCTATCATGCCGATAATATCCTCAGCTTCACCGTTAAGATACCCCCCTGCAATCAATTTTTCAATAGCCATCTGTGTGGTCATTAGCCTATCCATGACTAACTCTCTAATTGACCGCACTTCATCGGGTGTTAGTTTTGTAGAAGTAAACTCACGATTCAACACTAAATCAACATCTGACGGCATCAATGCTAAGCCCTCAAACTCACCACAATATGCAATGATGTTTTTATAAGCACGTTCAATGTTATTAGTTAGCATTGTTAAAACGCTTTTCTCATTCGCGTCTTTAATCTCAACCTCGCCTAGCGTTTCTTGACCCTTGTCTTGTGTGTCAAAACGGCCACCTATAGCGCGAATCTGTTTAGCATTTTCTTCCATGTAGCGGAATAGTGCATCACCGTCTGCCGTAAGTTTTAGAATATCCATGCTCACGCCATCGGGTAAAAAGTTATGCACCCCTGCCCCAAACGCGAAGTATTTGCGTCCGTTAATCGTGTCAAACTCTTCTTTTTTGCTTTCGTCCCAACCACTAGAATAACTTGTATCTTGCAAGATGCGTAAACGCTCTTTTAAGTCTGCACTGACTTGATACCGTGCGTGTGCTTTGTGGCACAATGGCGCAAGATAACCACCTTCAATCTGTAATGTGCCTGCAAGTTTACGCTCAGTCTGCACCACTTCAACAGGTATATAAGTTAGGCTTTTACCCATCGCTTGTGGATAAATGCGTTCTTCTTTTTGAATAGATGCTTGACCGTTATAGACTTCTAATTCTTGCCAGTAGCCTAACTCATCAATACCTAATTCCAAACACACAGTAACATTGATATTTGTACCGTTCTCGTCTTTGCGTATTTCGTCAGATTCTAAGCGCATATAAGTAAATGTTAATCGTCCGTTTACTTTGCCAAACGCCCAATCTTTTAATGATTCGCGCGTGTAATGCTTAATACTAGCGCGTTGGTTTAGTGCCGCTTTGTCTGCTATAGATAACTCAACATCTAAGCCGCTTGGTAATTGGTCATACTCAGCAAGTAAAATATGATAGCCGACTTGCAGACAATTGCTTGCTGTAATCTCGATTGATGCTTGCAAACTCAACCAATCGCCATCGCTATCATCGATTAAATAATTTAGGCCATCGGGTAAATTAACTTTAGCAGGGTGTCGATTCATTGCGCCTAATAAATCGTTAAGTGTACGGCAAGGGAAGTCTTCAACCTCAGCACCCATCTTGTACGCTTCATAACGCCTAGTTTGTTCGGGTGTATTACATTCTAACTGGTTAGGGTGCGGCAAAAACTTAACGCCCTCGCGCTTGACTGCTGCTTCGCCTTCAATGAACTTACGAATGAGTAATAACTCATCTTGTGCTGCTATGTAGTGTGTGTGCGCTGTATGTTGTGTCATAGTTTCGCTTTCCTAAAAGCTGCATCGTAAGCATCTAGTGCTTTCATTTCTTTAAGTGTTAAAGGTCTGCCGTTCATATCGGTAAACTTATCAATCGACAATCCACCCTCTTTAAATAGTTTGGCGCGTGTCTTGCCTAGTGATGATTCGATAAACCAATCAGGCTGTGAGCGCATCCATTTATCCATACTCGTTTTAGCATCAATCTGACCTGCTTTAAATATAGCAGAATCTTTACGCCCTGTATAAGTGACTTTGCTTGGTACGTCTTTAGCATCTTTACCTTGCGCTCGTTGCTCTGCTGCTTTGTCGCGTCTTGTGTCTAGTCTATCAGATTTTTTATTAAACGCATCCTCTGCGGCTTGGCCATCTTGACCGCCCACGCTCGCTTTAGTCCCTGCGAATGGGTCAAAACCAATCGGTACTAACGTCAATACACTACGACAATTAAAATGCAATGGCGGCTTAGGTGTAGCAGGGTCATCAAGTGCATAAATCTTTTGTAATTGCCCGAAATGCCTACACGTTAAAGTCGTGCGATTGTCGAAAGTAGCTAAAAAGATACGCCCTTGTATTAAGTCAGCATTTGCTTGTGCTGCCACATCTCGCGCTTTGTTTGCATAGTGATTAGCACCTGTACGGACTAAAGACTCGGCCTCACGCGCCCCTGTGTTAGTGATTAAACCATCTAAATAACCATTTGCTTTAGTACCAACAAGCCGCTTAGTCATCTCTTGCACTGTTGCGCCTGATTCGTAACCAGCCCTAATCGTGTTATCAATAATACGCGCTTGTGTGCTGTTTGTTGCCCCTGCGATATATTCGCGCCATGTGCCGACCTGAGACACCGCACCAGCCAAAACCATCGGCGCATTAACCGCTTTTGTAATAGCCGCTTCACTAACAGATGTTGCACCTGATAACTCACCGACTACATGACTAGATTCATACTTTGCCAAGTCGAAAAGGTCATTTGTCGTACCCTCCCACATAGCATTCATCTTTTCAGCAACCATCAATGAGACTTGACGGCGTAAAACATCAAAGTCTTTACGGTTCATTGTGGGTTCATAGTCTGCTAACGCTGTTTTAACTGCTTTCGATAAATCAAAATACGCGGGCATGATGCGAGACTGTACAATGCCTGTGACTAATCTTGACACTGTCAATTCATGGCGTAGTGAACTATCTATCGTTAGCATTAAAATCCACTCATATTGATACCGCTTGCGCTAGGCCGTCTAACTGGCATCTCATAAACAATGGGATAACCTGTTGCATCGTTTTGGTGGTCAAAGCCGCTCTTTTTGTCAGGCTCTCCGTTTTTATCATACGCCTGTTGCTCTAAACACGCTACAACATCGGGGCATTTTGACGCATTAACCCACATCTTACCGTTAGCTAATGCACCATTGACTGCTAAAATCCTATCTTTAACAAATGGGTTAGAATCTCGCACTTTAATCACAAAACCCGCTTGTCTTAGCAGCGATATATCGCTCTCACTTGCGTTTATTGTTTTGCGACTGTTACCACTGGCATCGGGATAAATTGTTATCTTGTGTCCTGCATAACGCTCTTTTAAAACTTTGCATAACTCAGGTGTATCGTAAACGCCTGTTAATTGGTCAACTGCGTGCCAACCATTAAGGCGTTTTACATAGACTGTCGATGCCATCTCACCCACGTTAAAATCTTGGCCAATGAATAATGGTTCACGCTCTTTTATTGTCTCGTTGCTGTTGCAGCGTTTTCTATCGTAGCTAGTGTAAATCGTTCCACTTGTTAAGTTGCAAAACTGGCCATTTAGGTAGGCATCAATTAGCTCGGGGGGGTATGATTCGCGTAACGAATTAATATAATCATCGGGTAAGTTTGCTTCATTGTCGTATGTTGATGCGTGAATGACTGCATAGTTTTCTTTTAATTCTGGTTTAATGTTTGGCAGTTTTACAAATTGCTCATGCACAAACTTAAAACCTTCAGGTGTTGTTGTTACATCAATACCATTACGCAATCCATCAGCTTTATATCTCATACGCGCTATGATTTTACGCCAAGCATGACGCGCTTTATCTGTCGGCATAGTGTCTAATTCATCGACTAACGCATGACCAATTTTAAACCCGATAATTGTTGCAGGTTTATCCATTGAGCGACAAATAATAGTCCCAATATGCTCACCATTGAGCGACAGATGTACTTCTTTATGACTAACTTGCACATCACATTCTAACCCCCAATCCTCTGCTACTTCTTCTATTGTTGGATAAAAAATATCTCTAATTTGTGAATAAGTTGGCGCAAAATAACCTGCGGGGACATTGGGATTGTTTAAAAAATGTAGGCATAAATTGGCGCAACCTACCCATGTCTTACCACTGCCGAATCCTGCGACAAACGCCCTAAACTTGTTAGGTAATTGAGTAAATTCATATTGTGAACTATTTAGACTTGGCATTTTTACGCGCATCTACTACGTTTATAGTGATTGTGTTTTTAGGATTGTTTTTAGCTTCTTTGTTTTCTTCTTCTTGTACACTTGTCTCCCTCCACCCTGCCTGTGTTTTCAAAAAGAAAATCATGCCCGTCATGTTGCCGCCTTTGATTGATTCCATTAGCTTATTAGTCACTAATGCAATACCTTTGGCTTTTCCCCTTTTAATAGCTAGTACAAATTGTTCATTTTCTCTTTTTCTGTTTGATAGCGTAGTCCTACTGATTCCTAATGCAGAAGCTATCTGTTCATCAGTCAAACCATTAGCTGCCAATGATTCAACCTGCTTTAAATCAATGTGTATTTTTGGCTTGGTTATCATTTAGCAACTCGTTATATGTTTTGC